ACCATTGTCGCGTCACAGATGAACACCAACTTTACAGACATTGTTGGTTGGGCTACCGGAACCCCCACCCTGTCAACGTCGGGGTCAACCACGACAGTCAGCGGCAAACTTGCTGTAACCGAACTAGCGACGTTTTCGGACGACGTTTATCTGAGCGGTTCCAACCAGCGTGTCATTTATGAGGGTTCCAGCGCGGATGCTTACGAGACTTTTGTCGCTGCCACAAATGCCACGGCGGATAGGACGATTACGTTCCCCGACGCTACAGGCACCGTGTCTTTGGCTGGTGATGGTAACGCCAGCAACATTATTTCCAACTCAGTCTTCAACTAAGGAAAAACTATGGCAACGTATTCAAAGGAGTTCCTGTCGGGTAGCACCAATGGCAAGAACATCTCCATCACTTCAACTACGGCTGGATCGCCTGTAACAATCCACACAGTTGGTTCGGGTACTTCCAACAGGGACGAGATTTGGGTTTATGCCTGCAACACTTCCGCTTCGGCGGTCGTGTTGACTGTCCAGTTTGGTGGTACGACCGATCAGGACGACTACATCGAACTAGAACTGGCAGCCGATTCAGGAATGACCCTGATTGTGCCGGGGTTCCTGTTGGACAACAGTCTGATTGTGAAGGCGCACGCTGCGACGGCGAACGTCATCAACGTCAACGGTTTTGTGAACCGTATTACTGCCTGATAGATGTTTCGTCAGGACCGCACAAACCCGTCCACCGCCGTTTCCAGTTGGAAGGGGCGGAAGGATACTGCCCGTGGGTGGCCGTCTACGGCTGTCTCCACTTGGCTGAACGGTGGCCTGTACGGTGCGCCCGACACGGGGTCGTGGGTTGCGCTTTACAGCAACGTTCTGGGCAGCGACACGGCGTCGGTCACCATCTCCAGTTCTGGTAGTGAGGTCGCATGGACCGACTTTCAAGACTTGGTTTTGGTTGCTGCGATGAGGAACACTGGCAACGGGAACTCGTTTGGTAACACGACGACGTTCAACTCTGACACTGGCACAAACTATTACTACCAGACGATGGCGGGGACTGGTTCGGCGGTGGCAGCGTCGGCTGCTTCCAGTCAGAGTTCTTTCAACCTCGGCACGATGCCGGGGGACGACATGACCGCCAACTTCTTTAGTGCGACTGTCGTACACATTTTCGGGGCCACGAACACGAACGTCCCAAAGATGATGTACGTCTACGACGGGAACTCTACTGGCGACGGCTCAGAGGACAACAATGTGGCTATAACGCTGGACAGGTACAGGTCCACTTCGGCTTTGACGACGTTCACGATGAACCCGACCAACAGTTTCAAGGCTGGAAGCACTTTCCACCTCTACGGCGTGAAGGCGTATTCGTAATGGCTGACACCTGTGAGGCACTAGCGACGACGACGCTGGGTTCGGCTACGTCTGCGATCTCGTTTTCGTCGATCTCGGCGTCATACGAGCATTTACTCATTGTCGGAGATTTGAAGTCCACGCAGGGTACTGCTGGTTCCTGCGAGATTCTGGTGACGCTCAATACTGACACTGGATCGAACTACGAGACACAGGGGATGTGGGGTTACCAGACGACTGAGGCTACTCAGGAGTCGATTGGTGCCGCGAACATGATTTTCATGGGTGCGGGTACTGACACTATGTGGGCCAACCAGTTCGGGGTTGTTCGTCTGTTGATCGCTGACTATGCGAACTCAAACAAGTCCACGACCATCCGCAACTTGGGTGGCAACATCGCTGATGGGGACACGGACACCGCAAAGGTTGTCACTGTTTCGGGTGGCTTGTGGAACACGACGACGGCGGTCAACGCCGTGACGTTGACTTCCAGTGTCGGGAACCTGAAGACAAACTCCACTCTCACGTTGCTGGGATTGAGGTCTTCGTAATGGCAGGCATGGAAGTTATCGGGCACAGCGAACTCGGTTCAGCGACCAGCAGCGTGTCATTCAGTTCGATCCCCGCGACATATCAGCATTTGTATGTGGTGGGTTCAGTTCGGTCAACGCACTCTGCCTACTCTGTCGGCTCGGCTGTCACTTTCAACGACGACACGGGCAGTAACTACACCTGTTCAGCGATCTTCAACACTGGGGCTGGGGTGAACGCCACGGAGGAAACGGGCCGTGCAAATGCGCCGTACTTCATGAATGGTGCTGGTGGGAGTTCTGTCGCCAATGCGTTCGCAGCGGACGAGATGTGGGTTCTCAACTACGCATCAACAGCGATGTATAAAAGTTTGATCGGTGGCTCATCGAACGTGGGCGACGACGCCTATGTCGATGAAACCGTTTGGATGGAAACGATTGTCCACGGGCATTGGGAATCGACCGCAGCAATCAACAAACTCACGATTACTTCGGGGTCATCGAACTGGGCGCAATACACCGCCTTCACCCTCTACGGCATCAACGCCGCGTAAGGAGACTGACATGCCAGAAACACTGACCAAGGTGGTCGATAACGTCGTTATCGAACTCACCCCAGTAGAAATAGCGGAGTACAACGCTCGCCAAGAAGCAGCGGACTTTGACATGTCTGGGGTCCGCAGGAATCGCAACGGCTTGCTGGCTGCATCCGATTGGACTCAGTTGGCTGACTCGCCTGCCGACACTGACGCTTGGGCGACGTACCGCCAGTCTTTGCGGGATATACCCCAGACGTACAGCCGCGTGTCTGAAGTGGTTTGGCCCACAAAGCCTGAGTAATGAACACTCCCACCGACATTCGCCAAGTCAAGATTCCGACCATTGCGGTCGGCCTGATCCTGTCTGTGGCGGTGATCGCTGGGACCATCACTTGGTCATCTGCCCGTACCGTTTCACGCATCGACCGTCTAGAGGAATCAGTTGAAGCAATTGAAGATTCAATGGATATGCACGCTTACGCGCGAGTGGAAGATGTTGCAGAAGACATTCGGGATCTAGAGACACGACTGGTTGCGATGGAAGAGTTGTGTAGCCGCGTAGACGCAATGGAAGAACTCGTGGCG